CCCACAAAGTGATATCACCGGTCAGTGGTTTACTGTTAACCCGCCGTGTCGCCGGGACGGCATTTTTTGCCAGATTTATCGTTTCGCCTAAACCGAGGTATGTGAGAAGGCCGGCGATATCTTTTCCGCTTAAATTCGTCAGTGTATTGTCCAGCGGTTGCTTTCCAGCCAGAGCGTTTATCATCGTCGTGGCAAAGTTCGGGTCATTCCCCAGAGCCGCTGCCAGCTCGTTCAGCGTATCCAGTGCTGCAGGCGCAGAATCCACTATTGCCGCGATAGACGATGCCACAAATTCCGTGTTTGCAATCTGTTTAGTGCTGTTACCCGCCGCTGGCGTCGGTACCTTTGGAATCCCTGTGAGTGTCGGGCTGTCCTTCTGCGCATACTGTGAATGCGGGTCCGGCGCAGCAAGATGCTTTGCCATCAGGTCGTCTACATATACCTTCAGCTCCAGCGCCTTATCATCCACATATTTACGGGTTGCCAGCACTACTGCAGGGTCAATTTTCAGGGTGATGTTATCGGTGCTGCTGGTAATCAGTACCATGCGCACGGTCTGCGTACGTCCGCTCCCTTCTGTCAGCTGCGGCTTGTAGCTCTCAGGGCAGTTACCCACGGCGATCAGTGCGCCGGTTTCATCAAACAGGCCGACCTCACGAATCCACCATCCCCCCTCAGTTTCCGGGATCACTTGCTCAGCAATAATCTGGCTGCTGTTCTGCGGGTCGATATACAGCATATTCAGCGCTGCTCGACGCTTCTCAGCAACTAACGCGGTCTGTTGCGCGCTGGGTGTGGGCAGCACACCGCCACCGTCGCCCACCGCCATATGGGTAATTTTCAGCGGGACACCGAGCGCGGCGGCGCTTGCCAGTTTCGCCGCGCCGATCTCCGTCAGCAGGGTATAAAATTTTGCGCTCATGGATTCACTCTCATTGTGTCAATAACATGGACCGCCCCGCCCTCATAAGCGGTGCCGCCGGAAATAATGGTTTCGTTGATATACGGGTAGATCGTGATTTCTTCGCCGGTGTAGGTGGCTGCCCCCACAAAATACGGGCCACCTGTCTGCATGTTGATGGACATACCAACCAGATGACGGCTGCATGGTTTGGCATCGCTTATCAGGCGCTCAAGCTCCAGATAGGTGTCTTCGGTGATACCATGATCCTGTACGCCAATATCCAGACGGAACGTTCCCGGCGTTTCGCCGGTCTGCCACCACTCAATGATGCGGATCAGGAAGCCGAACGGCTCCACCACGCGCCGCACGGCACGGGTTGTCCCCTTGTGCTGATGGATATAAAAAGCGTCCTGCACAACGCGGCGCTTGACGCTTTCTGTCCAGCTCTCATCCCAGCGGTCAACAGAAAACGCCCAGGCCAGATAAGGCAGGAATCTGATCGGGCAGGTTGCCGGGTTCCACAAATCACGCAGCGATACCTGCAGATCGGAAATCCCGCTGCAGGTCTGCGCCAGTCGGCGCTCAAGCGGCGACGAACCCGGCGGCAACAGACTATTCATCCGTGCCCCCGTTGGTAACGCTCCATTCAGTACAGGATGCCGCCTGCGTCTTATCCAGCACCACATCCTCCAGAGGGGACGTCAGCTCCACACGCTGGACGCCCTCCACGTGCAACGCGGCATAAATGGCGCTGCGGCGGATATCACGTCCCAGCCTCGTCTGACTGGCGATGTACTTCTGCAGGCTGGCTTTTGCCGCCGCCATAACAGGCTCCGCTTCCGGCCCCGGATAAAGAAAAATGGTAGCCTCCACCCGGTACGGTATGATCTCCGCACTACGAACCGTCAGACGGTCAGCCACCGGGCGTACACTCTCACTGTTCAGGGCTTTTTCAACCACATCCAGCAGGTCTTTTACTGCTGTACCGTCACCCTCCCGGCTCAGTACGGTAAGTACCACCTCAGCAGGGGCCGGACTGGTTGCGCTGGCATCTGCCACACGTCCGTCCGCACTTCTGGCGTGAAATTCATAGGCTCCCGTAGGTCCAGCAACGGACAGTCCCTCAAATGCTGCAGGGATGCGCTGGCGCAGCGCCTCATCATCTTCCATCACTGCGGCGACCGGCGGTACTGCATCATTATCAGCAGGCACTACCGTCAGACGTTTCACGTTGCAGTTGGCTGCCAGCTGCTCAAGATCATTTCCCATCGAATAGGCCACCATCACCGCCTGCGCAGCCTCGTTAATACGCTGGCGCAGCAGGATTTCGCGGTATGTGCTTTCCTGCAGCAGCTTGGTGACGGGTTCAGATTCCAGCGCCAGCGTGCGCCGCACCGCGTCCTGTTCATCCACAGGATAAAGAGCCACAAAAGCGGCCTTGCGCTCAGCCAGCAGCGTCTCAAAATCCGGCACGTCCACTATCTGCGGCGGCGGTAACCGGGAAAGGTCAATGACTGCCATTGTCTGCTCCTGTTGATATGGAAAGGGAAACCGGTGCTCCGTTATTACTATGTCCCATAAGCTCAACCACCATAGAGCCGTCAAAATTGCCGTTGATGGTGATGGAGTCCAGCGTAAGGCGCGGCTCCCAGCGGTTCAGCGCCACATAGACTGCAGACATAATCTGCAGGCGCAGTGCCGGGTTCTGCGGCTGGTCAATCAGCGCGGACAGCAGCGAACCGTATTCCCGTCGGGCAATGCGGCTACCCTGCGGTGTCAGCAGAATATCCCGCACCGACTGGCGCAGATGGTCTGTATCCGCAAGGGCCTGCCCGTCATTCCGGCTCATACCGATATACAGCGTCATACCGGACCTCCCGATGTATCCCCGCCTGACTTAACGCCAGTGTGACCGTGTTTATCCATCACGACCCCGTTAGAACTCATTGCGCCGCCGCCCTGGGTGACGCCGCCGTTGATCACCACCTCGCTGTTAATGCGTGTTGTGTCAGCCTCCACCACAAACTCACCGGTTTTGAGGGTGATATTGTCCGCCGCCTCGATCACCATGGATTTGATACCCCGGACATGCCACCGCCCGGTAGCGGGTTCGTACTCAAACCAGCCCCCGTCCGGGTACTCCGTCACGCAGCCGTCCACAGAATCCGACGGCGGCGCAAACTGATTGGAGTAGATGGCGGGCAGCACAAAAGCGGTTTCCAGATTGCCGCCCATGCTCAGCACCACCACCTGCTCATCCGGCGACGGGCACCACCATGTACGGGCACCACCGGCACGCAGCGTCAGCCAGTTAATCCAGTTAGTTTCAAGCTCGCCCACTTTCACCCGGCACAGCCAGTTTTCCCGGTCCACTTCGGTCACGGTGCCGGTGCGGATCAGGTTGGTGATAAGGCGCATGATTTCGGTCAGTTGTGCATTCATAACGACAGGTTGCCATCAGAGGGAAAAGGGAGGCAGCGCGGGCGCTTGTGCCAGCAGTGGCACAAAGATCACCCCGCCAGCCAGCGCAGCAGAGTGTCACGGGTGATGGTTTCCACCTCATCATTCACGCCCAAAAGGCGGCGCTCTGCGTAGCGGACCTCCGGGCCTTTTCGGCTGACGCGATCACGCAGGCCGTAATGGTGAACACGGGCAATGCGCTGCACCTTGCCATCAAACTGCACGCTGGCGGAGTCCGCACTGGCGGCGGTTTTCAGGTATTTTGTGGTGCGAAGCTTTGCAAACATCTGGCGTTTAATACGTCCCTTCTTGCTGCGGGCTGTCACCCTGCGCGGCTCATAGCCGCTGCCGTCAGGATTACGCTGCAGCCTGATGTTCTGCTGCTGCGTCCGGCACAACTGTTGCGCCAGTTGCCGCATCATACGGTTGCGTGCGGCAGGCTCCAGATTCGCCAGCAGCGCCGTCAGCCAGTCATCAACCTTCTGCAGCTCATCCACGTTTCACCGTCCACATTTCTTCGGGTTCGTCCGGCTCCGGCACCGCTTCAACGCTCGATACGCTGCCGTCAGTGTTGACCAGCACACGCTCAGTCAGTTGCAGGTTCATGCTGATATCGCACACATCGTTTCGCAGAATATCCACTTCAAAGGTGAACAGTTTTTCGCGCAGATCCGGGTTGTTTATGGCGTCCGGCTGGCTGGTACTGAGCCACAGCAGGACTGGGGCCATCAGCAGATTCTGGTCGCCGCTGAAATCCTCGATCACCACGTTCAGGGTGTAGCGGTATTCCCATGACATGGAACTGGCTCCTGTTGCCACCAGTGATCCGTTATCAACGAAAAGGTGCAGCTTGTCCGGGTTGTCCCGGACATAGGCAACCGCTTTATTCAGGGCACTGCGTAAGGACTGCGGTTTGTTCACTGTCTCGCTCCTGACACGCAATAATTGTGTCCACTTTGTCAGCACAGACCGCCCAGGCGGCCTCGGTTTCATCCAGCACCGCATTCAGATCGCCGTTACTGCGCGGCGCTGACCTTTCCAGGCGGCACTGCGTCACTCTGGGACAGCCACTCACGGTAAGCTGCACCTCCGGCGAGGGCCGGACGCTCCCGCAGCCGGATAATGTCAGCAGGCAAAGGAGTGTCAGCCCAGCGGCGAAAATCCTCGTTTTCACGTTTCAGTTCCTCGATCCGGCGCTGGCGGCTTCGCAGCAGTGCGGTGGTCTGTTCCGCCGCCGCATAAAGCCGCGTCTGCTCCCGGCTGTTGGTTTCGGTCAGAATGGACAGGCCGATCAGCTGGCTGTTTTTCTTCGTCAGCTCCTGCGTTTTGCTTTTCAGCGCCGCGCCCTGCGTTTCGATGGTGTGGCTGGCATTGTTTAACCGCCACGACTGCCAGCCCAGCGCCGCAAGTGCCAGCGCCAGCACTACCGCCAGCGCACGCATCAGGCCGCCATCGGCTCATGAAGCTGCGAGCGGGCAATCTGATACAAAACCAGCGTCAGCAGGTAAAACACCAGGGTGATCCCCCATCCCGAAAACGCCAGGCACAGAACAATAAGCAGCCTGATAGCCCATGTACGCACGGGTTTTACGGGGTGCGCCCTGAATTTGATTAATGCCGCCCTGACCTCATCGCGCGCCCGATCTCCGGCGAACCACCCGACAGCGCACAGCGCAGCAAGCAGCCAGGCGAGGAAGCATGACACCCAGACAGACGCACCAACCAGAACCGGCGCACCGCTGCGCGGATACAGCAGGCTGATTACCAACAGCGCAGCCCATGCCAGCTGGAAAAAAACGCTCATGACTTTCTTTTTCATTCCGTTATGCTCCTTTTAAGCACCAGGCCATTTCCCGCGCGCGGCGGTTGTCCAGCCCCTGATTAAACACACCTTTGACATATACCCAGCGCGGCAGCTGATGGCAGGCATCTGCCCAGCGCCGCTGGTTCAGCAACTTAACCAGCGTGGAGCTGCAGGCGTTGCCGGTGCCCACGTTGAAAGCAAACGACACCACCGCGTCATAGACCTTTTGCGGCATCGGCTGCACCACACATTTATCCAGTGCTCGCTCCACGCGCAGCACGTTGGTGATAAGTCCCTGCGCCGCCTGCCGTTCCGTGATGGTTTTTCCAGGCACCACACCGGACGTATTGCCGATCCCGTCAGTCCAGACGCCCGCGCTGCACTGATAAGGCTGCAGGCGGCATCCCTCGTAATCGGCGATCAGTTTCAGCCCCTCAACGGAGGTATGAAGCGACTGAAATCCGGGCAGCGTGGCTGCGATAGCCAGCACCGCCCCGACAAGGCAGCGCTTAACGATTGAAGGATTCATATTCCCCCCGCGAAATCTTGCCGCCACGTAACAATTTGAAAGACTGGTGTTTGTAGTACCAGTTGATAGCCAGCATCAGCACACCAATCAGTACGCCGCCAACCGTTGACGCATCCTTGAGCGACAGATCGCCCAGCCATGCCAGCAGCACGGCAATGCAGTAAGTGATAAAGGCGCTGATTCGTTCAAGCGTCATAATTCAGTCCCATAGCTGGACGGTCTGCGCCGTGGTTGACGCCGTAATGTCCGGCAGCTCCACCTGCAGCCCGTGCGGTAAAAATGGGCCGTACTCAGCCAGCCCCGGATTTGCCTGCAGAACCTGCTCAGTGACACCCTGCGTGCGCCCGTAATGACGCCAGCAAAGCGCGTCCACCGTGTCATACTGATGCGCACGCACTTTCATCAGATAAGCTCCACCGTACAGTGCGGTGCATCCTGCACCCGGCTGATAGCCCAGCGGGCATCACGCCACAGATCGCCGCTGGCCTCCGCCAGCTCCTCTCCTCGCTTCACGCCTGACGCCGTGGCGTCATAGTCCTGATAACGCTCATTAAGCACAGCGCGCGCCCAGCAAAAAACAGCGTTGTGGTAGTGCCGGATACGCTCGCTTTTACCGTCCAGCATTTCTGCGGGAACCTCAGCAAGTGTCCGCCAGCCCTGCATCTGCTGACGGTTGCGGAAGTCGTACAGCTCAGCGTTAACCTCAGAGATCGCCGTCAGCACGACCTGCTTTAAACGCGGCTGCGTCACCGTGCCGTCAGTGCGCATCACACTGCGAAATTCCGACAGGTCCACATCAGGCCAGAACGGCGTATTTTTGATGACCTCCGCCTGTTCCGGTGCCTGTTCGGGCGCAACAAACTTCATGCGACTTTCTCCTGAATAAGTGGGCGGTGGACGGAATTTTGATGTGGCAGTGCCTTTCGCCACCCCGTGCCGCCCGTGCGCGGGGCACGTTCGTTAGCGGCTGTCATTGCGCAGTCTGCGCTCCAGCTGCTGCTTTTCTTTTTTCACACCGCAGCGGGGATCGAGCTGCAGCGCATGGTTAAGGTGATTCAGGGCAGATGCCGGGTTGCTTTCGCTCAGTACAGCGCCGATGGCTTTATGCAGACGCGCCCGCGACTGGTCCGGCATATCCAGATCGGTTGTCAGGTCCAGTGTCTGCAAAAGCAGATCGGCATCAAAACCGGCTGCGGCTAGCAGAGCGCCTTGCGCCGCGTCTGCCATTTCTTCTGCCAGCACGGTCTGCACGTTACGGTTGCCCAGCGGCATCACCCAGCCATGGCGCAGCGCATGACGCCCGATTTCCAGCGCACCGGCATAATCACCGGCATCGATACGCCACAGCATCACGTACATCAGCACGTCATCCTGCTGCGCACCTCCGGCAGCCAGCACGCCCTCCGCCCAGGCGGAATATTTCGGCAGCAGCTCCACCTTGATTTCCGCCTTTTTCACCGTGGACTGGACGCCCTTGAGGCGGCGGCGGTCTTCTGCCAGCTGCAGCAGCATCAGGTCATAGCCCGACGCATGGCGAACACTGCCGCCCTCACGGGCGGCCTGTTCGGCCTGAATGCGCAGGCGGTGCTGCCGTGCGGGACTCAGGCTCATGCGTTATTCCCCACCTTCCGGTGCGGCAGGCGCGCTGAAATCACCGATTTCGATGTTTTCTACCAGCGCCGCGCAGCGGTAGTCCTCGACCACATACGCCTCGTTGACGGATTCAAAGTTTTCAATCCGGTCACGTTTCGGGTTGTCGATAACAGAACGACGGCGGGTGTCTTCCTGCCAGTAGATGGACAGGTTATCCAGACGGGTGATCAGCAGGGCATTTGCCGGGAAGAAAGGCGCGAGCACAGCCTGCAGGCCGCCCATGCGTTTCTGGCTGATGATCAGATCGGCGGCGATTTTCTCGCTGTTGTCCTGCTCTTTGTTGACTAGCGGGAAATACTTGTCAGAAAGCAATTCACGACCACAGACAACAACCAGTTCGTCATCATCCTGATACTCCACATCGATCAGCTCGTTGACGGTATCCATCACCACCGCGTCAAGATTTACATACTTACCACCCGGACCTACTTTTACCGGTTCCGCAGTAGTGGTGCCGTCTTCTGTGGTTTTGCTGCCCATGACGTGATCCGGCGCGTCTTCGCGGATTTTCTGCAGCCAGCCTTTATTGACGTCCTGCAGCAGCGGGTTTTCAGCACGATTGGAGGTTTTGGCGCGCTTCACGCCGTTAAAGCCAATCATGATGCGGTCCAGCGCCTGACGTTTGACGATAGCGTTGCGGATACGCACCTGGAAGTCCTGGAATTTCGCCCACAGGTCCAGTTTTGCGTAGGTCAGCACCGTATCAAAGTTGGTCTGCTCGCATTTGTATTCCACGTCTTCCATCAGCGTCGGATCGGTAGGCTCGCGCTCTTTGGTGGTGGTATCGGTGGTTCCGGCAATGGTGCTGCCAACGCCCAGCCCCAGCAACTGCCCTGACTGCTCAGTGACCGGCGTGATGTTAATCAGCGTCAGGAAAGCGGCGGACTGCTGGATCTGGTCTTCCAGCGTCTGCTGCACGGACGGCTCCACGGTAAACTTGCTGGAGAGTTCTTCAACCTCCACACTGTTCAGGCGCGCCAACTGCTGCAGGTAAGCGTTAAAGGCAAAGCGGGTTTTCTTTTTCATCGGGTTTTATGCTCCATCAGCAATTGGTCAGGGTGCCTGCCGGTGCGTCACCGCCCGGCGCGCGCTGGCGGTAGTCTTTACGGCTGTCTTCGCTGCTAAGCTTCTGCTCAAGCTCGGCAAAGGCGGCCAGCTGTTCCTGCAGGGAGGACTCCAGCTCAGAAAGGCGCTTGTCCTGTTCGGACAGGGATTTATCAGTGCGCTCGCTCAGGTTCTGCTGCTCGGAGGCGACCAGTTCCACGGCTTTATGCACATCGGAGAAACGCGCCTCATCGGTCTGCTCTTTTTTGGTGAACAGCGCGGTGACGCGGGCAAAGAGGGACGGCTTTTCGTCCTGGACCTCTTCCAGTTCGATCAGCGTTTCGACAGCTTCCGAAAACAGGTTTTCAGGGTTCTGCTTACGGTTTGCCAGCGGGTTATGTGCGGCGCTGGCGCTGAAAGCCAGCATTTCGGTGCCAAGGCTCGCAGGATCGTCCGTCGCACCCAGCCCCACAAGGTAGGCTTTGCCGGTGTCGGCAAACTTCGTGCTGACCTCCATGGAGGTGAAAAGCTTCTGGCCTTTTTTCACCAGTTCCACCAGGGCGTCAGTGGGTTCGATATCGGCATAAAGTGCCATCTTGCCCGCCAGCGGGCCGTCCTGGATTTCTTCTGCAACCAGCCCCGTCACCCTGCCATAGCGGTTAAAAGTGCTCTCCGGCAGATAAGACTTGATGTGCTCAAGGTTAATCAGCGCGGTATAGACCGTCGGGTTGTAGCTGGCAGCCATCTGTACCAGCCATTCACGCTGGATCTCGCGCCCGTCAGTGGTGGCACCTTCCACCCCGATGCGGAAACGCTTTGCTTTCACTGTCATGAGCCGTGCTCCGTTAGAAATAACTTACTGGAGCCTTATGTTTGCGGTGATAGGGGGAGTGAGACAACGCGCTGTATTTGTACGGTAAACCACACAAACCGCAGCCGGGGAAAGCCGCCATCCAAGGCCGTATGTTTGGGCCATGAACACGACACTGACCCCCGCAGACCTCGATCCCCGTAGGCAGGCCATGCTGCTGTACTTTCAGGGATACCGCGTAGCCCGCATTGCTGAAATGCTGGGCGAAAAAGTTGCAACCGTTCACAGCTGGAAAAAACGCGACAAGTGGGGCGACTATGGGCCGCTGGATCAGATGCAGCTCACCACCGCCGCACGCTACTGCCAGCTCATTATGAAGGAGCAGAAAGAAGGGAAAGACTTCAAGGAAATTGACCTGCTGGCGCGCCAGTCAGAGCGTCACGCCCGGATCGGAAAATTTAACGACGGCGGGAACGAAGCAGATTTAAACCCGAAAGTAGCCAACCGTAACAAAGGTCCGCGCAGGCAGCCGGAAAAGAACGTTTTCTCCGACGAACAGATCGAAAAGCTGGAAGAAGTCTTCCACACCTCAATGTTCGACTATCAGCGTCACTGGTTTGAAGCAGGAAAAACAAACCGCATCCGTAATCTGCTCAAGTCGCGCCAGATTGGCGCCACGTTTTATTTTGCCCGTGAAGCATTGATTGACGCCCTGCTGACCGGACGCAACCAGATTTTCCTTTCTGCCAGTAAGGCACAGGCGCACGTCTTTAAGCAGTACATCATCGACTTTGCCAAAGAAGTTGAGGTGGAGCTGAAAGGCGATCCTATGGTGCTACCCAATGGCGCAGCATTGTACTTTCTCGGCACCAACGCCCGTACGGCGCAGAGCTACCACGGCAACCTGTACCTTGATGAATATTTCTGGATACCGAAATTCCAGGAACTGCGCAAAGTTGCCTCCGGGATGGCCATTCACAAGAAATGGCGACAAACCTACTTTTCCACGCCATCCAGCCTGACCCACAGTGCCTATCCGTTCTGGTCCGGCGCGCTGTTTAACCGGGGCCGAGCCAAAGCGGACAAGGTGGATATTGACCTGACCCACAGTAACCTTGCGCGCGGCCTGCTCTGCCCTGACGGACAGTACCGCCAGATCGTCACCGTGGAGGATGCGGTGCGCGGCGGCTGTAACCTGTTCGACCTCGACCAGCTGCGCATGGAGTACAGCCCGGACGAATACCAGAACCTGCTGATGTGCGAATTTATTGACGATCTGGCGTCAGTATTCCCGCTCAGCGAACTGCAGGCGTGCATGGTGGACAGTTGGGAAGTCTGGACCGATTTTCAGGCTCTGGCGCTGCGCCCGTTTGGCTGGCGAGAAGTCTGGATCGGTTACGACCCGGCGAAAGGTACGCAGAACGGTGACAGCGCAGGCTGCGTGGTTATGGCACCGCCAACTGTACCGGGCGGGAAGTTCCGCATTCTTGAACGTCACCAGTGGCGCGGGATGGACTTCCGCGCCCAGGCGGACGCCATCAAGAAACTGACGCAGCAGTACAACGTGACCTATATCGGCATCGACTCGACCGGTGTCGGGCACGGCGTTTACGAGAACGTGAAAGCGTTCTTTCCCGCGGTCCGGGAGTTTGTCTACAACCCCAACGTCAAAAACGCCCTGGTGCTCAAGGCCTACGACATTATCAGCCACCGCCGTCTGGAGTTTGACGCCGGACACACCGACATTGCGCAGTCTTTCATGGCAATCCGCCGCGCCACCACCGCCAGCGGCAACCGCCCCACCTACGAAGCCAGCCGCAGCGAAGAAGCCAGCCACGCAGATTTGGCCTGGGCAACGATGCACGCACTGTTTAACGAACCGCTGCAGGGCGAATCCGCCAATACCAGCAATATTGTGGAGATTTTTTGATGGGTAAGAATAAGAAAAATCGCACTCCAGTTAAGAACAACAGCGGCACCTCTGCAGAAGCATTCAGCTTTGGCGACCCGATCCCGGTTCTGGACCGCCGCGAACTATTGGACTATGTGGAATGTGTGCAGATGGACAGATGGTATGAACCGCCGGTCAGCTTTGACGGGCTGGCTCGCACCTACCGTGCCGCCGTGCACCACAGCTCACCGATTGCCGTTAAACGCAATATTTTGACCAGCACCTTTATCCCGCATCCACTCCTGAGCCAGCAGGCTTTCAGCCGCTTTGTGCAGGATTATCTGGTGTTTGGCAATGCTTATCTGGAAAAGCGCACCAACCGCCTTGGCGGCATTCTGTCTCTGGAGCCGTCGCTGGCGAAATACACCCGCCGGGGCGTGGATCTCGATACCTACTGGTTTGTGCAGTATGGCATGACCACGCAGCCCTACGAGTTCACCAAAGGCAGCATCTTTCACCTGATGGAACCGGACATTAACCAGGAGATCTATGGACTACCGGGTTACCTTTCTGCCATTCCATCAGCCCTGCTAAACGAGTCTGCCACGCTGTTCCGCCGGAAGTACTACATCAACGGCAGCCATGCGGGATTTATCATGTACATGACCGACGCAGCGCAGAACCAGGAGGACGTGAACAACATCCGCCAGGCTATGAAAAGCGCCAAAGGACCGGGCAACTTCCGCAACCTGTTTATGTACTCGCCTAACGGCAAAAAGGACGGGATTCAGATAATCCCTCTGTCAGAGGTGGCGGCAAAGGATGAGTTTCTGAACATCAAGAACGTGAGCCGCGATGACATGATGGCAGCGCATCGCGTGCCGCCGCAGATGATGGGGATTATGCCTAGCAATGTTGGTGGGTTTGGGGATGTGGAGAAGGCGGCAAATGTGTTTGTGCGGAATGAACTTTTACCTTTGCAAAAAAGGATGCAAGAGTTTAATTGTTGGATAGGAGAAAACATAATCACATTTGATAATTATATTTTATAGATTCCAGTTTATAACTAACGCCTGCCTAGGCAGGCGCCTTTTTATTTAAAAACGCGTTGCAATATCTGCTGCTTCGATGACTGTTGCTTTTTTTGTATTATCGCCAGAACGATAATAAATATCTCCATTATAACTAGAATAAGATGCTAGAAGTGGGATTGTGATAACTATAACTCCATAACCATAAAAGTCGTTATAGTCAATCAAACTTACAACTTGTGATTTAAGAGGCTCGCTCAAATCAGATTTTTTTAACTCATCACAAAAGCGCCTATAATACTCCTCCATTGATATACCGAGTTTAACAGCCTCTCTTTTAACGCCAACCACGCTTCTCTCACCAACAATATGTGCATCTATATCATCAAGCTCTTTTACTCTACTTGTATCACTTGGTTTATCTGTTACACCAATCAATAACTTACCAACCACACCGTTTTTGTTACCTTTCCCGATGTTAGCAATAGCGCAAATTGTGGAGAATATTTTCTCATGAATGCCACTTATCAACAGTTCGCTCCCCCCCCAACATCAACAAACCCTGTTTCAGTTCATAGTTTGCAAGTTCTATTTCAGATCTTCGCAAAATATCCTCGATATCAACCGTATTGTGAGAATTATATATATGACTACTATCGGCGCTATCAATAAAATTATCTTTAATCAAACCAATGATAGAATTAATATTCTTTCTTCTTTCTTCCCCGCCTGTAGCTGATCTTTTAGTATCCAGTCGAGTAACTATATTATTAAGATTATCTTTTATACCTTTATAATTATTAATCTTCTTGTTTTCTTTAATAAGTAATTCGTGAAATGCAATAAATAACACAGCAAATATCGCTGGAAATGCATTTGTAGTACGTTTAGTAAAGATTAAATCCCTGAGTTTAATATCTCCATCACTATTACATACCTTTGTTATCTCCTGGATACAGAACTTAAACTCTTCTGAAAATTTCCCTTCACCATAAACATTAATAGCAGAGCTAATACGGCTATACTCATCATCTTCATTATTATAAATCTGATCAAGCGCATCTTTGGAACGATCTATTAACTTACCACCAACAATACAAGCTGCTATATCTGCAATGCATTGCTCATCCATACTGTCACGAAGATCTGTTGAACGTAAAATCCCATGTTTTACCCAAAATACTTCTTCCGATTGAATTTGATACCCATGTTTAGTTAGCGGCAAATCAATACTAATAGATGGCATTTGCTCTAAAAGCAATATGTCGTCAGATACATCCCCCCCTAATGGAACAGGCAATATCTCTAACCATATTTGAAAATTTATTTTGTATACCAGCCTGACGCCTTTCTTGATCACTAAGTCTATGTCCGTATGTATTAATTCTATCAAAAACATCATTTATTTCGTTCTCAGTTGCATTACGCATAATGGACATGGCAAGAGAATAATCCAATAACTGAGTAACCTCGCGCTGACTTAAAAGATCATCAGCTTTGACCGCAGTAAACTTACCTTCATCTGCTCGATTTTTCGCGGTTGGAAAAGCATCCAGATTAAAACGCTTTCCATCAAGTGATTCATATCCTGTTTCGATGAAAGACATTATTGCATGTAATCTTTGCAGACCATCTATTATTTCATATGTACCAGGATCATTTTCCCTTTCCGCAAGAAGAACTGCAGGAATTGGATATTTTTTTTGTATAGACTCAATTAATTTTTGTTTCTCTATTGCAGTCCAAACTAATTTTCTTTGATAACGTCTATTAACAAATATCTTACCTTCAGTAAACCATGAATAAATGGTTTGTATAGAAGTTGTTTGTGGTAATAGTTCAGCCATGAAACAAAATCCTTCTTTTTGGGTAGTATTTAATAATATAAAAACTTAAAAAGTTTAAGTTACCATCAAAAATGATGGTAGCAACAAAAAGATACCACTTTTGTAAAATTTTGTTCAGATTTTCATATCAGCGCGCGCTCGTATCCCCGCCACGCCTGCCCACTTTATGTAGTGGTTTTCATGCACCTGCATGACATAAACAAAAGCCCGCCAGTTCTGGCGGGCCTTATCAAAAACGATCCTCAAACGATCATGCGATCTCATGCGGCATAGACATGCACTACATAGCTAACGCCTCGCAAAGCTCGTTGTTCAACCTTGCTGACGCCAGAAGCAAGTTCAGACGCCAGCAACGTTCCTATTCCTAACTGGGGAGATCCATTGAGCGGTTGTACTCATGAGTACGGATTTTCGCCATCAACTCATCAGTCAGCTCCGAAACCCACTGGATAGCAAGCCGCTTCTCTTCATCATCGCACTCACTAGCCGCTACAAGCTTCACAAAAAAATCAATGCGCTGGAGCTTCAACGACTCCAAAAAATAGTCCTGCATTTTCCCCTCCAATCAAAAACAACTGTATATAAACACAGTATATAATTACCCATCAAATGTAAATTGTTTTTTTATGTTTCAAACAGATGGCTCAAGTGCGATGCTTTACAGGAGACAACGGAATGAGGAATAAATCGATGCGTAAAGCATGTATTGAACTTATGGCAGGAACTAACGCAGCCTGCCTGGTTGCAGGTGAACTAGGCACTGGCCGCTGTCTTTACTTGGTTGTAGTAATGGAAGACATATTTGGTAAACCTACAACAGAACAATGGCTAAAATCCTTAAGGCTCTGCGAGGCCAAGGCGGCTGAACTGAAGTATGAAGTTGCCCGCATTCGCGGCAAGAGTCTGGCTGGCTTGTAACCCTTCAATCTAAGGCGCCTTAGTACCACTGGCGCCATTTATCATCTTCTTGCAAACGTTGATCCCGATAAAACAGGCGCAACCCAGCCCCGGATGGAATACTGCCGCCACGCAGAAGCAGATCCACTTCCGCATTGCTTGCATCAAAGCCTCTGGAACTCAGTTCTGCCTTAAGCTGCAGGCGCTGCTGCTCCGAAATATTCTGTTTGTATACTGTTTTCCGCTTCGGTTTTACCAGTCTCAACCTGGCGGTAAGCTCCCGCCGTTCCTTCTGATCCATATTGTGGAGATAATACTGCAGTTCCTTCTCATTCATGGCGTTAATATCTGGTAAATCCCCCCCTGATTTGTTCGTATTTTCAACAGGGGGACAGTTATTGCCACGAGTCCAAGGGGCGCAAGCGCCCTGGTCGGCTGTCGCCTCCTGAACGTCAACGGCCTTACGAACCTTTTTCCACTTCATCGCGTGCGTGCAAATCTTGCCCTCTATAATCGGGGACCAGATGCCATAGATACGGATACCGTGATCGCCGTAGGCGCTCGGTTCGTCGTTAAGCTCATAAGCCGTGCGGACAAGGTGATGTTTGCGGGGAACCAGTACACCGCCCTGCTTCATGATGTAAGTGGCAAAGCAACCCGCATCTGCAGCTGCCAGTACCGCATCCAGACGCGGATTATCCAGTACCGGTGCACCCGCTTTGCGTTCGCCCTGCACTCTCGCCGCCTGACCAGCCAGCAAGCGCAGCTCACGGTATGCCTGACGCCCCGGAATACCAAAGAAACGGAATTGCTGGACACGGTGCAGTGACGCCCAGGCACAGACATGCTCGGCGCTGTCACGCAATGATCTGCCGGTTTCTTTGCTGATTTCTTTAGCCAGCCCGCGCCCGTCGATGTTCTTACTGATGTATTTGGCGATGTAGCTGGTCGGTGTACCCTTGCGCGGGTTGATTAGCTCGGACTTGAAGCGCGGGCCGGTATTGGTGCCCAGTTCCTCGCGGTCTTCACGGATGGCGAACTTACGCAGCAGCGCGGTGATGGAACGACGGTCTTTTTTGCGCATAAAGCACAGAAGATGCCAGTGCACGGTGCCGTCATGATGCGGCTCTGCCACGCGGACGCCGTACCAGCGCAATCCGGCCTTGTGCATGGCCTTGCGGAAAGCGGCGAACGTATCAACCAGATAATCACTGCTCTGCCGGACAGTGGCACTGGTCCACTTCGGATTAGGTCTGCCGTTGTTGAGGGTTGCGTGGAAGCGTGACGGGCAGGTGATGGTATAGAACACCGCGCAGTCTCCGCGCATTTCCGCTATCAGTTCCAGCCCCTTAACACAGGCCATCATTTCATTACGGCGGTGTGCCGGGTTGCTGTTGCTGGCGTTCACCACATCTTCCATGTCCAGCGTGTCGCCGTCTTCGTTGACTAGCTCATGCGAGCGGAAGAACTCCAGCGATTTGCGGCGCTGCTCGCGTTTGTGGATCACGGCTTCATAGCTGACATACGGGGACGCTTTCTTGTTAACCAGGCAGACGGCGCGCAGCTGTTCCTCCCGCCACTCGCAGCGCATCTGCCACAGTTTTCGATACCACCAGTCCGCGCACAGCATACGCGCCAGCGATGGTGGGATCAGTTCATAAGGCACCGGCTTGCGGCGGTACTTTTTGCGGCGTAGCTTCTCAAACGCTGGCGGGATGACCTCAAGGCGCATGGCTTCTGCAGCAACCCTTTCCCATGCCTGGCGGATTTCTTCTGGTTTTACATCATCGCTGACGAACAGATCACCGCAGGACGCATCGAGACACATGCTCATATGTGCCGCAACCAGCGTGGACAAACGTTTGACCTGATCCTGACTCATTTCAGGCAGTACCAGTAGCCCCTCCAGCCCGTCCTGGCTCGCCATGAACCGGAAAGACGCAGACACCTGGCTGTCACGCACGCGCTCCAGCCGCTCAAGACACGGTCTGATTGTTTCGCGCAGATAGCGGGAATAAGCTTTAGCCCTGCCCAGGCTATGGAAGTATTTAATCCGCTCCAGCAGAGGCTTGCTGATATGGGCAGGCATGGCGCTTACATCGGCAATAATCACCAAATCGGGATTAACGCGCTGCTGTTCGCGGGCCATTTTTGCATGGCTAATCAGCCGATCCTGCTCTATTTCACGCTGGACAGGATCGCGGGATTCATTGAAGAAATAACGTTCCCAAACCTTATCACTCAGCGCCTCACGCCGCAGATGCTCCAGCTCGTTATCCGCAGCGTACAGAGTGATGAGGTTTGAAAGCGCAGACTCCGGCGCAACTTCCGCCGGGTCCAGATACGGGTTAACCGCTTTTTTTGGGGCATTCCATGGAAAAGCCACGGCGGCCTCATTCGAGTCGCCGGTGGTTTGGGCATGATGTAATGTGAATTTACTCACTGCCACGCCCGCACCTCAGCTTCCACCGAGATATCAGGACCAGACGCCAAATCAACACCAAACCAGCATGCTGATTTTGTGGCGATGATTTCTACTGCAGTTTTACTATCACCGGCAGCCACGCCCATGCTGCGCTTAGCGGTTATACGGTGATGGGTGAAATTACGATAAAGGGAGCGAGTCAGGGATGTGTCGCTGTTGGACACGATAACCGGATGACCTTCTGATGACCGGCGCTCAAGAATAGACGCCAGATGATACTGGTCATCCTCTGTAAAACCAGCGCTGTGATAACCGGTAAACGTTCCGTCATATGGCGGATCACAATAAACCACATCCCCCGTCTGCAGCAGTGCCAGCGTCTCGTCATAGCTGGCGCAGATAAACGTTGCGCGTTTTGCTTTCTCGGCAAAATCGCGTATTTCATTTTCAGGGAAGTACGGCTTTTTATAATGTCCGTATGGATTATTATATTCACCCTTCTGGTTATAGCGGCAAAGGCCACGATAGCCATGGCGATTTAAATATAGAAAATATGCTGCTTTTTCTACTTCATTAAAAATAGAGTAATTAAAATGCTGGCGAACACGGTAATACTGAACATCCGAATTAAAATCTTTAAATAACTCCTTCGCTATCTGAATGACAGCCTCATGGTCTTTCTGAATCATCAGATAAAGATTAATCAAATCAGGATTAATATCCGCGACAAGATAATGAGGATAGTCTGTCGCCATCATCACAGCACAGGAACCCGCGAAAGGTTCAACCAGCCGCGATCCAGCAGGAAGGTGCTTAATCAATTCCGGCATGATAGCGGTTTTATTTCCCGCCCATTTCAGGATAGTGGTCATATAGCTCCCCCTGAAATGACATAGGAGAGAGCCTCAAGCGGCGTTAATGAGCGAATAGAAAGAATTACCCATTGCCCTTCCACTGCCACAACTTCATTAATCGGCAAAGTGTGGGTAATAACAGCGGCCAATTCCCGACCAGTATATGAACCGTGTTTCCATTCGCAGAGAGAAAGGACATCACCTACTTTGTAGCCGCGATCATCTTTGCGAAGCTCTGCCTTTTTGCTGCCAGCGACTACGGCATTAAAATACTTAGGTGCAATTTTTATCTGATGGATGCGCATAGTCATACTGCACCTCCGTTATAGTGTTTGCCTTTCAGCTCTGCGATTTCCTGACAAGTGACACAGCACTGCACGCCTGGAATGGCGCGACGGCGTGCTGGCGGGATCGGTGCATCACAATCAATGCAAAGCACACGGGAAACGCCCGGCGTTCTATTGCGGGCGGTGTGGATGTGGCGCTGACGTTCTTCTTCAACGCGCTGCTGTACAAGGTCCATTGAATCAGCCATCAGTGGATCTCCTGCACTTCGTTCTGAATGTTTTCAGCCGCAATACGCAGCAGCTCCGCCGCTTCAACGTGGTTAAGCTGACGTGACGTGATATGGCAAGCCAGGCTATCAAGACGGGCTGCCATTGCCGCGGCACGTGCACGGCGTTCTTCCATGCGTGCATCAGTCAGCATCTGGTTAAGGCCAGCATCATCTGGTCCTGTTTTGGTGATTCGGGTTTCAATATTTCGCATTGTTGTTTCTCCTGAATTTGGGCAATAAGAAGCCCGACGGGTTTACGCCTTTAATTTCGGTTGTTGGTTAATTCGGCATGGCTAGCCGATTTGGGAATAAACTCACCACTGTACGGAAATGGTTCATTGCTTTAATCAGCTCCCGCTTTTCGTCAGTCGTCAGCTCACTAACATTGACGCTATGACGTTCCGCCGGAATCTTTGCCATAAAGAATATTGCGGCTAGTGCGCGTTTATTCTGCTCATGGTTAATATCCCGTTGGTCCCGCATATCGCTAATAAAGCGCTCCAGTTCTGAATCAATATTTAAGCCAAACACTTTCGCCCTTAATTCCGCGATGTGGTTTAACCCATTAAGACGGAGGCCAGCGCTTAGCGGAACAGTCGCAGCATCGCCTTCAATAGCCATGGTTTCCCCTGCTTTTTAGTGGACAGCTCAGCCAGCAACGCATCCTGAGAGCGGCACGGATGCCAGCGCTTGCCATCCTTCCCCATAATCCAGCCATGACCGCAGTGCATTGCAGAACTTTGCTTAACGAGCAGTGATGCAAAAGAGGGTTCTTTAGTCAGCATAAACACCTCACAGCAAGCCAAATGACGCGCCGAGGCCCGTTACAGTATCAACAGCACTAGCCATAGCCGGACTAGACTGCAGGCGAGCCTGCATAGATACGGCGGTTAATGCCATCAGGCGGGTAACGGAGTTGATACTGTCGATAATCTGGCGGCGGCCTGCAGTCGTCTGATGCTCATCGGAAACAGCACCGGCAGCAACGCGCCCGATCTCAGCAGTCGCTTTCAGGACGTACTGCGGCATTTTCTCCTTTGCCAATTCGTTCAGCGGTACGCATGGCAGGCAATGAATCTGTGCAAGGAAACCATCTACCAGCGTGGAATCCTCAGTGATATCAGTCAGCAGCCAGATTTCCGGCGCAGTAAGCTGATGCGGTTGGTCCGGGTTCAGCTTGTTGCGCAGAGTCTGGACGTTCATTTCGGCGCTGGCTGCCAGCTTCACCATGTTGTGGCGCAGCGCGAAAGCGCGGCAGGCTTCGTCAAAGTGCGGATGTTTGGAAATCTTATAATCAAACATGTACCCCCCTTAGAAAGTTCTCATAATTGAACTTACTAACCGACAACTACGTTGTAGTTAAAGGCTGATTGGTCCATGTTTTTACGCGCTTGCTCCTTTTTGTACTTAAGGTAAAGGATGAATACACGACCTTTGTTTTTTTCTTTCTTTTCAATGTAGTTAGCCAATTTACCGTTATGAATCATCTGATAAACCGAACCACTGGAATAGCCTTCCCATTCAGCAAATTCTGCTGGCGTGGCTATCACTTTTGGTACACGAATTGAAATCTCAGTGCTCATAGTGCAGTATCTCTTAGTTTAGTTTCGTTTTATCTCGTTTTATATGGTTGAGGTTTGTTTTTCAAACCTTGTATGAATATTAAGATCGCATTTTCTATACGTCAAGGGTTTTGCTTATGAGATCAATAAAGGTTGGTAATGACAGTGGAGGTCGTGACGCAATAAACAGGCTGATTAAGGCTTACAATTTTAGCTCCAGGCAACAACTGTGCGACCATCTATCCGTATCTAAAAGCACAATGGCAAACAGATACTTACGCGATAGCTTCCCTGCTGAGTGGGTAATACAGTGCGCCCTCGAAACAGGCGTTTCTTTGCTTTGGCTTACAACCGGGCAAGGGGATAAAAATGATGGCAATGGGCAAGAAGGAAGTTTTGATTTTGTGAACAAAGCCCACATCAAACCGTTATCAGAGGTGGTAGCTCCTGAGATTGATAAAGCTACGCTAGACGGGGGCGCGTTGGTAGACCACGGGAAAGTCATATTGGATAACAGCCTGATACCGCACAACATGACGAACCCAATACTTATCCATACAGATGATGGCTCTTACCTCGTGGACCGAAGCGGTACACCTCCCGTAAATGGTGTATGGCTAGTTGATATTGATGGAATAAAAACTATTGCAAAACTCTCGCGGATACCCGGCAACCGCTTAGTCGTTCAGCAAGGTGACTCATCTTTTGAATGCTCTTTGGACGATATTGAAATTGTGGGACGCGCTATCAAATCAATTAAGAGTGTTTAAATATGACCATCAGGAAGCAGCCAAACGGGAAATGGTTGTGCGAGTGCTACCCTAGCGGGCGCGATGGTAAACGCGTGCGCAAGCAATTCGCGACAAAAGGCGAGGCCATAGCATTCGAAAACTTCAAAATGGATGAGGTGAACAAAAAGCCCTGGTTAGGTGAAAAGGATGATAGGAGGCAATTGTCAGAAGTGATTAAGCAGTGGCATTCACTTTACGGACAGACTCTTGCGGACCCTAAGCGCCTGATGGCGAAACTCAGCATTATTTGTAATGGCCTGGGTGATCCTATTGCCTCGGAGCTAACTGCTGGAGACTTTACTAAATACCGTGAAGCGCGGCTAAAAGGCGAGGTCAAAAATGAAGATGGCGTGCTTATGTCACCAGTTAAGCCCCGCACGGTAAACCTTGAACAACGCAACCTATCATCAGTTTTTGGCACGCTGAAAAAGCTGGGACACTGGTCAGCACCCAACCCGCTCGCCGGGCTGCCAACATTCAAGATCGCAGAAGGTGAGCTGGCGTTCCTGGCGCCGGAAGAAATTAAACGCCTGCTGGATGCCTGCGCCGATTCTCAAAGCCACAGCCTGCTGATGATTGCAAAAATTTGCCTGGCTACCGGCGCTCGCTGGAGTGAAGCCGAAAACCTGCAGGGTCATCAGATATCAAAATACCGAATCACCTACACTAAAACTAAGGGCAAGAAAAACCGAACCGTGCCGATATCAAAAGACCTGTATGACGAGCTTCCTAAAAATCGAGGGAAGTTATTCACTCCATGCAGAAAAGCCTTTGAGCGCGCGGTAAAACGGGCTGGTATCGATTTACCAGAGGGCCAATGCACCCACGTGCTACGGCATACATTCGCCAGCCATTTTATGATGAACGGAGGAAACATCCTTGTGCTTCGCGATATCCTAGGCCATGCAGATATAAAAATGACGATGATATATGCCCATTTTGCACCAGATCATCTTGAGGATGCGGTGACAAAGAACCCACTCCATTCATTAAACTATTCGTAAGGATAAAAAATGGGAAGCGAGAGTTTATCTGACGGTTTAAATAAAATATTTTCACTTACAGTCAAAGAAAAAAGATTAAATTTACCATTTACGGTAGAGTCCGACATAATTAGTGATTTCAAGAATAAATGTCAAATCTACTTCAATATTATAAATGACTATGCTGAAAACAATGACAATGAATTATCCAAGAGAATTGGTCGACGTTTAGAAAAAATAAGTGAGATATATTTTGGCATAGTACTTTCCTTGGAAAAATTTTTATCTGGTGACATAAAATCAGCGTATGATATTTTTGATAGTACATTTTCTGACAATGCAACATTTCGTTACATTCACCACATATCCACGCCACTTAATAAGATATGCAACGAATCCAAGCCTCTTTTTCGCGTCAGAAAATCCGACTCATCTATTAAAGATAGAAAAGAGATGTTTCATATTCCTTTCTCTATGCGGCATCTAGTCAATGCGCAAAGATACTCTGTTGCAGGCTTACCCTGCTTATATCTTGGTTCTTCCTTGTATGTATGCTGGCTGGAAATGGATAAGCCAGATTTTGATAAATTATATATATCCTCTTACTCATCAAATGAAAAAGATTCTAAAATATTAGACTTCACTTCCGAAATTCTATACTCGCGATTTTATGGCATAGTTAATGACGATGAAATGCCATATCTTACAAAAATGTCATACATTTGTTTGATGCCTTTAATTTATGCTTGTAACTTTAGAAAAAAAACAGCAGCACATCGTTTGCTCAGGAATACATCATCCCTAATTTATTAATGCAATGGATCAGCCGCCGAGGAAATTCTAACATTGTTGGTATCGCTTACAGATCAACTAAAATGGTTAAAACTAATGATGGAGACAAGTCAATCAACGTTGTACTCCCGCCAAAAGTTACTTACCAACAAACAATCTCAAAGGATTTTTGTCCTAAATTAATTAAAATGTTTAAGCTAACTCCTCCAGTATCTTGGCAAGTACTAAAAACACTAGAATACACATGCGAGCCGGATGAGGGAGACAAAGTAAAGTCAGCTTCAAGGTTTTTGAGACGCACTGAGCGCCTGTCAGGAATCAAGAATTTTGACGATAGTATTGTTCACCTCTATCCCCTCACCGACTTCTACAAACTCGAGAAGTGTATGGATAACTTGCTTGAGTATGATGCCATCGAGGATAAGTAATAATGGCGGCATTTTGGCGGCAAGGACTTAAAATCACATAAAACCCGACAAACACAAAAAACAATAAAGTGATGATTTTAAAAGTAAATACATGTTTTTATTAGTATAAAAATGGTATGTAGGAATTTCGGACGCGGGTTCAACTCCCGCCAGCCCAAATATAACGGCCTGATTCTCTTGGAGTTTCAGGCCGTTTTTCTTTGGGCGTGTGGCACAACTGTGACTCAGGAGTGTACCATATGCCATCAAACAGCATCCCCCATTACCTCTATAAGCGTAACCACACCTGGTGGTTCAGGAAGCGTTTTGAAGTGGTTTACTGAATTTGGCCACCTGAACAGAGGTGATATGCTCACCTCAGAACATTACAGGTGCCTCAATGAAAAAAAGAAATTTCAGTGCAGAGTTTAAACGCGAATCCGCTCAACTGGTCCTTGATCAGAACTACACCGTTGCAGCTGCGGCCAGTGCTATGGATGTGGGCCTTTCTACCATGACGCGATGGGTAAAGCAGTTGCGGGATGAACGACAGGGCAAAATACCTAAAGCCTCCCCTATAACCCCGGAACAAATTGAAATACGTGAGCTGAAGAAAAAGCTACAACGCATTGAAATGGAAAACGACATATTAAAAAAGGCTACCGCGCTCTTGATGTCAGACTCCCTGAACAGTTCTCGTTAATCGGGAAACTCAGAGCGCAGTATCCTGTGGTCACACTCTGCCACGTGTTCGGGGTTCATCGAAGCAACTATAAATATGACTAGTCCTGATATAGGTTGACAGTTTTTTGTCTGTAAAACGCCTGATGAACATCATCGGGCGTTTTGTATTTCAGGGCCAGGTGTGGCCGTTCATG